CGTCACGGCTCTCCTAGAATTGACCAGATCATCATCGGCGGGGAGAGCGGTCCGAAGGCACGACCATTCGATTTGCAATGGGCGCGAGATACCATTGCGCAGTGTCGGGCGAGTGGAACAGCTTGCTTCGTGAAACAGATCGGCTCCCATGTTCATTACCACGATGCCTTCAACCGCCCGTTTTGCGATCAGGGTTCTAGGTGTATGCAGGCATGGCAGACCTGCAAAAGATTCAAATATCCAAAGGGCGGGGATTGGTCGGAGTGGCCGGAAGACTTAAAAACTCGGGAATTCCACGATGGCAAAACCTAAAAAAAAGGAACACACGCGATGGTGTTCGCTCGATTTAGACCACAAAGGAGGCTGTCGGCACCTTTGGGCTGATGGCACAAGACCGGAGGAACTAAAGCCTAAGATGGTAATCAAGAAGTCTAAGCTGCCGGAGCCAAGCGAGCGTGAGGCGTAGATGAAGGTGAAGAAACCCAGCGACACGCTAAAGGAAACGGAAATCACCAAGGCCACATCCTTGGAACATTCACGAACGCCAAAGAAGCTGGCAAGGCAGTCCAGGAATTTCTCAGCAAAGAAGATTTTGTCGGCCAGCATCTCCGAACAACAGATCAAGAAGCAGATCATGGAGTATCTACGACTGCATAACATTTTTGCGTGGGTTTCAAATACAGGCGGGGCTGCCTATCAGGACGGCAAAGGCGGATTCCGGCACGTCAAGTTTGGCTTTTCTGGGGTGTCTGACATCATTGGGATTATTCCATTTATGCCAACAACTATTTATACTCGCTTATTCCCAGATAATTACAAAATAGGCCGCTTCCTTGCTATCGAGTGCAAGCGGCATGGGAAGAGGCTTACCGCTGGCCAGGAAGCCTTCAAGATAGCCGTGGAAGAGGCTGGGGGGTTGTTTATCTTGGCGTACAGCGTGGAGGATGTGAAAAAGACTCTGGGATAAGGAGAATATAGAACTATGGCTACGAAGTGCACAAAGTGGGATTTTGGAGTTATGTCTAAAGAAGATTGGAAAACGGCAGATGCGTCCGGTTGGGCCGTAGTAGAGCAACTTCAAGCGTTGAATGAGTTTCTCGCTGAAAACCAAGTTCTTCGATGTTCCACGCGGATAACCTTGGACCGAATTCTGCGCGAGTTGGAAGGGTTGCGAAGAGATTTACGTCAAAAACGAGCGGGGAAAACTAGATGACCGTTCCTACCACCTGCCTTCTATGCCCGCAGCAAGCTGGCCGGGGCCGTCTGTGCCGTCAGCATCGTAAGATGTATCACAAGGCCGCTGAAAAGAATGGCAGTTTGACGGTTCAGGAGTGGGTTGAGCGCAACATCCAGAAGCGACTAGAAACAGCAAAGAGGGTGGAAGCGTGAGCCTGCCAGAGCCTTACTACCACGATCCTGTTGCTGGCATCGCCATTTTCTGCGGTGATTGCCGCGAGATTCTGCCGCTGCTGCCTGACAAGAGCGTGGACTTGGTGCTCACCGATCCGCCGTATGGGATGAATTACAAGCCAGCATCTGTGCATGAGAATACCATCGCATTTGATTCGGTTATTGGAGATGCGGAGTCGTTTGAACCAGCGTTCCTTCTTCGCAAGTGGGCGCTTATCCTGTGGGGAGCAAACTACTATGCCAGCCGTCTACCAGACTCTGGCAAGTGGATTGCTTGGGACAAGAGAACTATCAGCGGCATGAAGGTCCGTTCTTCTGAGGCAGAGTTTGCTTGGACCAATTGCATTCCGAGTCCCAAGATTTTCAGGTTCATGTGGGCTGGCGCATTCCGGGATGGTGAAGGGCGCAACCTGCACATCCATCCGACCCAGAAGCCTGTTGAATTGATGGCGTGGTGTATTCATTTATCGGGAACCCCGCAGACCGTCCTCGACCCCTTCATGGGCAGCGGGACCACGCTTGTAGCGGCGAAACAATTAGGCCGTAAGGCCATCGGCATCGAAATCGAAGAGAAATACTGCGAGATCGCCGTCAAGCGGCTTGCGCAGATACAACTACCATTCCCTGATAGCCAACCTAAGCGCGAATTAGCCAATCTGCAAAAGTTATGGGACGAGGGTCATCCCGACCAGGAGGGCATCAAACAGGGTATGGCGGATTGGATTGTGCAGGATGCGATTGACGAGGTGGAAGAAGGCGGAGTTGTTGCGGATGAACAGGAGGAGCCATGAGAGAGCCACGGATGACCGAAGCGCGGATTGCGGCTTGTAAATCCTTTTTCGCAGAGGGAGAAGAAGTTTACGGCAGTGAAATTGGTGCAGAATGCGTCAATGAGATTGAAGCTCTCCGCACCGACCTCGCAGCCGCCCAAGCCGAGATTGAAAGGCTCAATAATCGCCCCGGTCTTGTGGCGGATATTCAAAGGTTTCAAGGAATCATCCGCAATCACGAACAGGTTATCCGGCAGTTGGAGGATGAGAAGAAAGCCTGCGTTATGCTGGTAAAGGAGGGACATGATGAGTAGAATTTGGGTCGTAGAGCACAATATTGATGGCAAGTGGTATGTCACAACTCAGCACAGTCTCCGCGACGATGCAGAAAAGCACATGGAGTACCTGAACGGTAAATGGGGTATGCCTCGACGGGTTGTTGCCTACGAGCGTGTCGAGCCGAAGCCCAGGTGCGTCCCGAAGAGGAGGGGAAAGTGACTACGCCTATGCCTGGAATGTTCACCTATAAGCTTGGTGAGGCAATGAGCACACCCACTACGACTTCACCGAAAGCATATACGGTCGAGGATTTTCTTAACGCTTTGCGGGCTTCTTTTATAGAGGCGTTGCAGCATGGCGGTTATTCTTCAAAGGAGTTCGACACATTGTTGGATCACTTTGACTCGGCTGCCAATGTTGCCCGCCGCGAACTCTGCGAGAACCTGCCGATTGGAGGCAAACCATGACTCCCGCAAACCGCCAACGGCTCGCTGAGGTGGAGGAGCAGTTGGCGGCTATTCCGCACGACGGATTACCGTTTGCAACATTTGACCGGCGCGACCTCGAATGGGCCGTGGGGCTGCTCAAGGAGCAGGCGGACGCCATTCGTGTAGCTGAATGGGCCATACTTTCATGTTATGACGAGGACGACGGCGAGTGTAACAACTGTAGTGGGCTCAGATTCCAACACAGGGACGATTGCCCTCTACTCGCCGACGAAATGTACCAACTAGCTGAGAGTGTACTAGCCCGCGCACGCGAGGCGGGGATCGGAGACGGGGAATGAAAACCCTTACTGAACGCCGCGCTGAATTTGTCTATGATGCGGCGAGACTTGCGGCAATTGCAGCGAATGCTCCGGTAGTCCCGGTGCCCTGGTGTGAACGCGAGCAGGCTTTCCAGCAGCAGTTTCTACCCGTGATTGAACGTCAGTGCGGAGAGCAACGCTCAACTTCCCCGGAGGAATTGCGCCGCACCATTATGGCTGTGAGTGTTGGGAGTGTGTCAAAGTTTATTGGAGCTTAAAATGACCGTTGACCTGAGCGATGCGGGAATTTTGAGACTGCGGGAGCTTGTGCAATGGGCCATCAATGAACTAGCGCCTGACATGGACGTGCCGGGGTGTAGATGTTCGTGGTGTCATACCGACCTTACTGTTGAGAAATCCACCGACGATTTTTACAGATTTGTAGGACATGCCCCTGCCTGTCCGTGGGATAACTTCCGCATGGCTATGCTCGCCTTCCTCGATGCGCTGGAAAGGGGGGGGATTCAGCCGTGAAGGAAAAGATTCGCCACATGGGATCGTCGGTGAACACAAAAGGCGAAGTCTCGGCGCTTTGCTTCAAGAAACCCCATGCGATCAAACTGGCGAAAGAGGGCTGGGTACTGCGTTGGATTGCGGTTACATGCCCCAAGTGCCTATAGCGGAAACTATAAAGCGCGGCTATGCAAAGGAGAACGGAAAATGAAACAATCAGAGTACCAAACGCTTTCTGCTTATTGGGCCTGCGTTCACTCGCTCAAAAGCCAGATTGAGCAAGTCGAAAAGCTCATCACTGCTATCGAAACTCGCAGTACAAACAGCGGAAACTTGAGTCTCTACGTTAGCCTTAAAGAGAAAGGCTACCGCGACCAGGGAACACACGTGGACTTGCCGGTTTATCTTGCCAAGGATGCTGTGCTCCCTCCGCTTTATGATTCCCTGCGCAGTTTACAGGCCGATTTTAAGGCTCTACCACCAGCAAAATGTGAATAGAAAAAACCATGGGCACTATCCGCCTGAAAAATGACAGAAACCGAGGAATTTCGAGCCGCACATGAGCACACAGGAACTAGATGACCGCGCCTTCGAGCAAGCCGCCGCGCGCGCCGACGATTGCGCTAGGATCAGAAAGGAGCGGCCCGTGGTGCGCTGTCCAGGATGCCACAGGAGGATGTATCAAAGGCGGAATGGCCTTTGCCCTTGGTGTGAACGGCCATTTATAATTGTGATGCCTCCACAAAAAACATGGTCATTCTCTGTTATTCAAGATGCCCAAAATTTCAACGTTCAAGACGCCCAAGATTTCACGCTATCAGCAATGCCCCGCGTGCCAGAGCGCGGTTATGAGCTTGGAGCCGCCATCAGCGCCGTCAGAAAGGCAGCGGGTATAAAGGGTTGCGATTTATCATACCAGGTGGGGCTTGGCAGGGCTTATTATGGGCCAGCCGTTATTTGCGCGATAGAAAAAGGCGGAAAAATTCCAAATTTGGAAACTGCGGAAAAGATCGCGGCCGTGTTTGGCCTTGGGGTCTTGGACTTGCTACAAGGTCCGGAGCACGCGGAGATCATCTATCGCTTTGGGAGACTCACACCTGAGCAGAGAGTGGAAGTCTGCGAGAAAGTGAAAGGGATGATTCTATGACATTGCTGGTTTGCGGCTCACGTTCATGGACCGACAAAGCCACTATTCAGAGAGAGATCGAGGCTTACAAACCAGCATTGGTAATTCACGGCGGCGCAAGGGGAGCGGATCATCTAGCTGGCTTGGTATGTGCCGATTTGCATATCACTTGTAACGTATTTGTGGCTCACTGGAAGAAAGGAATTTCTGCTGGATATGTGCGCAATTATGCGATGCTTAAAGAAGGCAAACCAGATGAAGTATTAGCTTTTTGGGATGGGAGAAGCCGTGGCACGGCTCACATGATAAGCCTTGCAAAGAAAGCGGGCCTGCCGGTGCGCGTAGTAGAACAGAAAGGAGAGTTAAATACAGATGCCATGTGATCGTTGCCATGACACAAAGGAAATCCACGCGGACGTAGGGCACTCGATACAGGTAATGTCTTGCCCGGAATGCTGCCCACCTTTAACTTCCTGCAAAAAGAATCATATCAACATCAGCGGCTACTGGTTTGCCTGCCCGCTGTGTGTTGCGTTGGCCTTGCTGCGAACATACCGGGTAATGGAAAGGCCGAATCCAAGATTGAAAACCGATGCTGTAGGAAGCGTACAATCCAAGGTTACAATCGCGGAGGAAAAACCATGAACCACTTTCTCGCTAAAGATTGGGTGCGCAAGGATGAGGAGAGCCGAGGAGTGCGCCCTAAGCGGCTGCGCACGGTCAAGCGGCTGATCGAAGGTCAGTGGTGTAAGGTTTCGGTCTATGAGAGTTATCAGGCGGCGGTGGCAAGAAAAGAGCGGAAGGGAAATAGGAAAGCTGTCAAAAAATGAAAGAACAACCCGTTTGCCCGCGTTGCTTCTCTGACGTTTTCAAAAGAGGCAAGCGATGGTGGTGCTATACCTGCCCAGGATGGTGTGTTCCGCAGTGGTGGACATAGCTTTGGTCATCTATCCCTGTCCCATCAGTTCCTCGGTAAGATGTGTGATAGGCTTCTCGTGAAATGCTTTTGGGTCTCTATAGAATCGTAGTCCTCCAATATCTATTGTGTGATCGAAATATTTAGTCCAAAATGGAGGCTTGGAATCCATAGACTTGTCGTGGTAATGCGTGGACCTCCGCGTGTTGTCTTGCGCAGTTCCGAACAAAATGCTTTGAGCAATCTCCAAACATTCCCCCCAAACTTCCGGCTTGGCCCATTCCAAAGGCACAAGCAATTTAGGCCGATTTACGTCAGCCTCATTAAAGCAAGAAAATTGCTTGTTGGCTAGAATGACTTGCGGCCAGTCCGAGCCGCCATACCGCCCCGCCAGGACGCGGTTCCTAACGACGTTTGCAACAGCAAGTTTCGCCACGGCGGTCTCTCCCCTTGCTTCCCCGAACAATAACATCGCCAATAGAATATCATGGGGCTGATTATTAAGCGGCACAGCAGGGTCAGGGATTTTTGGGTTCTGGTTTTCCATTGGCGTTTTTCCGTTCTGCCTTCCAAGCCCGGTTTACGCTGGCCCATCGGAGCAAGTTATAGAGGCGTGTGTACCAAAGAGGGGTATGTTTCAGAAGAAGGATTTTCTCAGCATCCTCTGGGGTAGGAATAAATTTTACGAGCCAGCTACATAAAGTGCAAATCACTGAATACCAAATGAGGACCGGCAAAAGCAGTTGGATAATTTCAGCCTCGGTCATTTAGCCCTCCCTATAAACTCCCTGATGCAATCCGTGTTTGACTGAATGGCCTTGGTATTGTCCTGGACGATGTTCTTGAAATCTTGCGCGTAGGTTACAAATTGGTCCTGCACCAGCTTCGCTCGACAGGAGGATGCTTGCCGGTCTTGGCGGTAAAAGTGGAACACGATGGCGGCTAATATTCCTCCCGGTCCCATCGCAATCAGAGCATCAATCAGCTTGTCGGCATAACTGACAGTTTGCAAAAACATGAGAAGTGGAAGCATTCAACAGAGTCCTCCAAGTCGAAGTTTATGGCGCGTGAGTGAAATTGTATCTCAGGCCGCCCGTCACGCGGGCTTGCCATCCGTCAATCAGCGGCGCGGCGACCGCTTCTCCTGATGGTTATTTGAGTGTAAGGCCGGGTATCCCCTGTACCGCTGATGTACTGCAAGACCCCAGACGACCGAGGCGCGCTCGACGGTTCAAAGGCCGCTCCGATGCCTAATGAATAGTTCTGCCCCTGCAACTGGCTCGCTTATTATCGTATGAGGCGTTGGATTGTACTTCCACCATTCGCTCGGCGCGATGCAAGGTTTTACCGCGAGAGGTTCGCCAGGCTCGACATCTTTATCAAGTTCCGTCAATCGTATCGAAATTTCCTTGATTCTCTTTTCTATTCGGTATTTTTCCGCAATGAGTTCTTTAGCTTCCAAGACTTGTTTGACGCGACGAGTGCCTTGCGCATATTTTGTCTCTTGCCGGAAAAGAACCGTTGCCTCTTCGGACACGGATTGTTGCGCCCACAGTGGGTAGGCAGAGCAGATGAGCGAGACGAGCAAAAGCAAAATCAATCGTTTCATGGTTTTTATCTCCTTTCTTCCTCGTGGGCCTTCTGGTCGCGGGCCACAATGAAACCCCACCCTACACCTAATCCCGCAAGCAAGATTTTCAAGTCAACTGTTGTGGCTGGGTCGCCGTCCAAAATAGTGACTCCGGCATTTGCCACCACCCCTAAAATCATCAATACCCCAACTAGCGTTGTTCTCCAGCTTCTCGGCATTTTCAAGACCTCCTTGTCCAACTGTTTGATGGCCCGTCCGATCAAGAACCTTTGCAGCCAACTCATCATTGTCTCACAACCATCCCATTCCAGCCCGTTACTAATTCGTCGTCGAACCCCAGGAAACCATCTGTGGTAAAGACTTCATGGCGGTTAAAGAGATGCTTCTCGCCGCTGGGCAATGAGCCGGTAGACAGATCGCCGTCCACCGTCTCTGTCCAAACTTCCAGAATATCCAAGCGCCCAAAAAGAAGAAACCCGATGACATCATATTCCCAAGCGCCTGCGCCTGAAATCGGGCCGTCCGGCATTTCCCGCCACGTCCAGCGGCCCCGCGTTTGGTAATGCCACTTTTCCCCTTCCGCAATGGTGGGCGGAGCATATTGGGCGATGCCTTGGTATTCCTGGCGGGCAATCTCATCGCTTGCCAGAAATGCTCTCACGGGATCATCCTTGCGCAGCGTGCGCTCGTTGATTGGGCATAAAATACCGTTGATCTCTTCATATACGCTTTGGAGGCAGTTCTTGTTTTCCTTATCTATGGTGAGCCGATAGAAGCCACCACGTCCTTCGTAGGTCCACGCCCTGTCCTCCACGGAGCAAACAAATTCCCGCGTGTCCTGACGGACAAATTTATAATCCGTCAACGGGTGAAACAAAAGGTCAGTGGTTCTCATTTTTGTTCCTACTGCACGAATGTAAAACTCCCCCCACTTCCGCCAGCGGGTTCCTGCCGTTGGACTGCGCCTACATCAAGATAACCAGTCGAAGTAGCTCCCTGAAATGCTCCTGGGAACCCTGCTGCTTTCAAGGCTGTTCCAATAGAGAAATCCCCACTAGCAGCATTCGTGAACGCAGGATCAACACCTAAATCGTTCGGCCCAGCATCTATAAACTGACGGTTTGTGGTGTTGTTGAAAAAGTCATTGTAATCCGCGAAGGTAGATTGGACGTTCGCGTTAAAGCTGATTCCAGTAACCCAACCGTAAAAAATGTTTCCGATTAGAGTAGTATTGGTTGATTGTGTAGCTGCCGCGCTCATGCCGGTCCCTGCCGGTGTTTCTGCTCCATAAATAGTGTTGAACAAAAATTTATTGCTTTCGGAAGCACTGCCCAACGCAATACCCGCCGTACTACAAGTATCTATGCTATTGAACGATACCACATTAAAGTCATTCCCTGGCATGTTCAAGCAAGTAACAGAGTCATGGATGTAATTCCCATGAAAAATAGCATTACTGCCATTTCCGGTAATGGCATTTCCATTTGTAGATATGAACTCCGAATCGAAAACCTTGCCAGCAGTATTAATACTGAGCGCCGGTCTCCCTGCCGTTACGCTGCTGTTTGTGATCTTGACATTCCTGAATACGCTGCCTATCCCAGAGGTAAATCCAGTCGCGGAGGTAACCGTAAAAATAAGGTTGCTGAAATTGAAGTAGTCTCCTGTCATTGTAAAGGACTGCGCGGCTATGTCTATTACGGGCCGATTCGCTCCGGTGGGATTATCCCCACGGGTTGTATTGTAGCCATTGATCGAGATTACCGTGGTGGAGGTCGCATCTGCGACCACGCTGACCGCTTCTCCTACTGCGTGGGCACTGGCATTATACAGGAACCATCCGGTGTTCCCGGCCACCATTGCCTCAAAGTAGTCATCGGCATTAGTACTATTGAGAAGAGCCGCTCCACCGACTCGATATGTTCCCCCTGTGCTCCCCGTCGTTCCAACCGCGCTGCTGAGAGTAGCAGCATTGGCGGATGTGTCTGTAATGACGTACCAACCGACCGTGAAGCCGGTCCCTGCTGATACGCGAACACAGTTTCCCTCATCGGCGGCCACGAAGTTATGGGTTGCCGAGGTAACTTTTGTGTTGTCCACACCGTCAATCACCAAGTCCGTGCCGTTGTATTGGCTAGATGCTTGAGGGAATGAGTAATCTGTTCCTGGTACAGCGACCGAACCGTCAAAGCAGGAACCGTTGTTTAGGTCTCCCGCATCAGTACGAAACTCCCAAACAGTTGTAGCCGTAACTGCGGCGTGGCCCTGAGAAATCAGCAGGAACAAAAATGAAGCGAGATAGAAGAGTTTTCGCATTGTATTAGAACTCGGTCAAAGGTTTCTCTGTTTCCACTATGGGTTCCTCTACTACAATTAGGGGAGGCGGCGCGGTAATCGTGTCAATCTTGTCTCGAAGTATGGAGATAAGCAACTGGTTCTTTTTAATCTGCGCTTCCAAGTCGGCAATATCACGCAAGCAGGCTTTCACCAACTGGATTTTGAGTTCATCAGGATCAATAGACGTAGGTGAAAGCAACCTTTTTTCCGCTTCCGCAATGACTTCCGCTTTCTCCATATTTATTCTCCTTTATGTTCTTGTGCATTTCAAACTTAGATGAACCCGCGTTACTGTCGTGGCTGAATCCACCTTAAATCCCAAAATGTCCCCTGCCGTTACTGAAGTTGTCCATCCCGTCAGAGTGGAATCCTGGGCCTTGGTCGCCGCTGAGATTGTCGGTTTGGCGCTGGCGGTTATTGTGTTCGCTACCGTTGGAGGATAATTTGCATAGGTATCTTTCCAGACATCAATCACAACCGATCCGGATTGGTCCGCCAGCGTCGTAGCTCTATTGATCGCGCAGGCAAATGGGACTTCCAAGTATCCCTTAATGCCTGTCGTAATTGCAGAACCGCCGCCGTCAATCGTGATCCCCAACGTTGAGATTTTCAGGTTATCTTTGACGGTAACTACGTTGCTGCCGGAGGTAGTCGCATCCCCACTCAATTCCGCAGCCGTCATCGCCGTCGCGCTGCCCCGTACCAAGCCAGTAAGCGTGCTGGAAGTTCCCGTCCCACCGACCGCAACTTCCAGTGTCCCGGATGAAAAGAAACTCGTGGCCGAATCGCCCGCGTTGGCCGTCGTTGCAGTCGTCGCGGTATCCGCATTGCCCGTCAGCGCCCCTACAAAAGTTGTTGCCGCAATCCGCTCAGAAGAATCCCCCGTAATGCAAAAGTCCGTCCCAGGCGGTGACGCTTCCCAGCAAATTGTCTCCCCGTTTGCCAGCCGTAAAATGCCCGTATCGGCAGGATCGGCGGTCGTCGTGCTGAATATCGGACTGAGGGCGCTGGTGGTAAATGTGGGTGATCCGACCAAGGCAACGGCCCCGCTCCCGCTGGTTCCATTGGAAAGATCGGAAGCGGCAGGCTGCGTACAAGTCGGAGCGGCATCGGCGTTCAGCGTCGAGATCCAATTACTTGCTGCACAAGCCCCTACGCCGCTGGCCGACCCGGTGGAGATCACCACGTCAGACCCGTCCGACTTGGCGTACTTCCCGGCTGTTGCTGCACCTAGCGCAAGTTTGGTCCAGGCCGGTGTCAAGTTGGCAATAATGAGGTCTCCGCGAACGGGAGAAGCCGAAACCGTGTCCGAGTGCGTAGCAGAAAAAAGATTATGTGCCGCGCCAGCACCGTTCACGATCCATTCAAGCCCCGTTGCCGTAGCCGAATTCGCTCCCAAAACAAGACCATTGGCCCCTACCGGCAGGCGAGCATCCAGCGTTGTGTAGGTAAAAATGTCGCCCTTGGTAGTAAGAGGACTAGCCGTAGTCGTCATTGTCCAGGTAGAATCTACTACGGAACAGGCTAGACTGCCCGTGCAATTCACTATAAAAGGGGAGGCAAAATATCCAATTAGAGCGCCTGCTTGTTGTACTTCGATTGAGTTGATTTTGCTGAACTGTGCATTGGCGGAGCGTGCTGCCATGACCCAGAGAGTGAGCAAAATCAGCGCCTTGATGATTAAAGAGGCCCACTCTATTTGACTTGTTGCGTTTTTTCCTTTTGCTGGAATTGGGGCTGGCGGTGATGGTGACAGGGAAGGTTTTTCCTGGTTGACTTGCATAGCATGGCTGCTTTTTCTCTCCCGTCTCCAAATGATGTGCCCAATAACTTTTTCGTGGAGTTTTTCTTTCGTGGCATTAGGAAAGGAATTAGCACACCGCTGAAGGATTTCACTGTATTCTTCATCGGAAAGATTTACGGTTGCTGGGATTTCGGGTTCAGTAAGTCCAATCGCTAAACAATATCTTCGATCAGCTTCCGTTAATTGAAATGTTTTCATATTGACCAACTTTCAATCTGACGCATACTGATTGATCCCGCAGCCGTCTTGACTCTGCCAACAATTGTATTCTTGGTAAAATTCCCGTCGTGTTGTGGAGTAAATATAAATGGAGTTCCTTTTGCAACTCGCACATCCTCGGCTCCCATTGGAGCCTGGGCTAAGAAATCCTGCGTAGGAGTATTGGTGCTGTTGTAATTTTCTTCCACCAAAATTCGGCGGCAATAGTCGCTGCGACATACAACATCAACGTAGTCGGTGCTGCTAACCGCCAAAATTGTTGTTTGTGGTGATGCCATTTTGCGCTTCTCCTAGTTCACTTCGGAAAGTGTTCCTTCCCGGAAAATCTGTCCGAAGCCAACACTTCCAGACAGCAACAATCCGCAGATCAAAAGTAGTAGTTTCCTCACGTTAGTCTCCTTTCACTTGTTGTTCAGTAACAGTCCTAGAAAGAATAGCTGCCCCAAGTATTTTTGCCGCCGGATTTATAATGGGAACTTTTATTCCTTCCGCCAAAAGCCTAGCCCCGTCAGGAGAAGTAAGTATCCTTGCTAACTTAGTCCCAGACAGAAGAATTGCAGTGCCAGTAATAGGATGTCGCAAGGTATAAAAACCAGTCACCAGTACACTTCCAACTGTGGCACTTTGGCTCGGATTGATCTGCTCAGTCATCATCTTCCCCAAACGAAAATAATTATCCAGTTCACTTACCATTTGCGGATTGTCAGCGAACAGAATTTTCTTAGTTTGTGGTCCCAATTTTTCCCACCTTGCAAGCGCACCGGCCCCTTTTTTGAATCCCCCTTCTACCGTTGATGGAGAAAGAATTCCTTCGACCGTTGCCCGTGCCACGGCTGAAATATCTCCAGGATCTATTTTGGCAACCGTGCCGAGCAATTGAGCACTGGCATCATCATTCTGAACAAGACGGCTGAATAAACGAACAGGCTCCTTGGTGTTTAATTGCTTTCTTAGGAGATCACCAACTTGATATTTAGCAATAGTAGCTTTTCTGCCGTTTGCAATGGCTGCTTCTGCTTCTGGTCCAAGTGCTTTCACAGCAACGGAAATATCAGCTTGCAACTTTGGGATCATCGAGGCTGCAATGCCCTGTGAGCGCGTTCTGAGTTCTGGAATTTCCGAATGAGCAATAGTTTTGATCTTGGAAAGGTTCTGGTCAGCCGTAGCAATATCCACAATATCATCCGCATTGGTAATTTCGCGTAATGCTCGATAGCCAGGACTCGCCTCTAATTGAGCCAATGGGATTGTTTTCTCAAGCTGCTCACGAAGCGGCTGAAATGCTTTTTTCGCTGCCGTCATGGACACTGGACCTGAGAAATATTCCCTCACTGGAACTGTTCGAGATGGAAGATTCATTGCCTTTAGACTTGCAGTGTGTTGAGGGGCGGATTCAATCCTAGTGCCAATTTGAACAGGAGATGCCTTTTCCATAGCAATTTCCCTCAACCTATTGTAAGCATCATCGGCCTGCTTGTTGAATACGCCTACAGTATCATCGAGAGTTCCCCTGACTTTAGCTCCAGCCGTCAACTTAGTAGCAGGAATTGTGGAGATTTCCGATTTCAAAGTTTCCCCTGTTTTTGCCAATGCCTCTTGAACGGCAATATCCGCCTTTTGAATGATAGGAGCAGCAAAGGGTTGTTTTTCTAAGATTGCCTTTATGGATCGTAGAAAAGGATCACCTGTGGCCGTGGGAAGATCAACAGGAATATTGCGTTTCTCTGCGAATTCAACGGCGGCAACTTGCGAAGGAGAAAGGGTTGATTTTGGGAAAACTTTTAATTTCGCTCCTTCAAATAATTTCCCACCAAGTATCAAGGCTCCTAATTTACCAACCGCCTTTCCATAATCCCCACGTCCAACATCGTCTGCTATATCTGTAATTCCAGCCCCCACAATTGGAATCCCCGCTGGAATACCGCGAGCAATCCTTTCCATTAAACCAGGAGCAGTAGCCGCTTTCTTATATTGCTCTCCTATAGAAGAAATGATTTCCTTGCCAGTTTCAATAGGAGAGGCAAGTACTTGGACTGCCGAAACAGGATTGATACCTTCAATAAAACCACCAATAGCTTCTCCGGTTTGTTCTCTTGCTTTTTCAATTATGGTAGGTTCATCCTCTTTCATAACTTCATAAAGTTGTGAAAGAGCGTTTGCCACACTCTTTGTCTGTGCCGGGTTTAATCTCCCGCTTGTCTGCGCCATTACAAGTTGCTGGCGCATATTCTCTCGTTCACTGACAATGTATTGCGAGAATGGATTTTCAGGCATTTTTACTTACCGCCCGGAGGTGGAAATTCAATTGTGCCGTCAGGATGAATCTTTAGGCCGCTCCCTTGCTGTCCTCCCGCTGGCGCGGTCTGCACACCACCACCGTAAGCCTTAATACTTGCATCACGGATGGAGGTATACAAACTACGCAGTTGTTCTAATTTACGATTTGCTATCTCAACAGTATCACCGGTACTTGGCAAGGCATTGATTATTCTCTGGACATCCTGGGTCGTTAAAACGCCCTTTTCCCCGGCTGCCCGTGTCAACATCGAAGCAAAAGCATCCCTGGTAGCCAGATAAACAGCAGCATCAGGGTTGGCCCTGGTAATAGCCCCAAGCGTTGCTCCTACATATTGAGATGGCACTCCAGTCCAACCTTTTGCCGTGACAACTTTCTTTGCGGCTTCTTCGATAGTGTCCAACATGCTATCGGCGGCAGCAAAAGAAGATTTTGCTTCTGCTATTTTACCGGCAAACGTAGGAGTTATATTTCCCGGAGGGGCTTTCTCTAATCTTCCCTGCAATGGATACCATTCACCAAGTTCCCCCGTAGAAGGATCAATTACTTGGCGACCACGAGTTGCTCCATAAGCACGCGCCTTAATCCCCATAGAATCTTCCAGGGTTCCCTTATATCCCTGTTTCTTTAATTCCTCATAAATTTCGATGTCAGCTGGGGTAGCACCAAGATTTTTAGGGGCAATCGCCGCTGCCGTCTCCTGCATGGTTAGTGGAGTTGGATCTCCAGATTCCCGCTTCTTTTCTAATGCCGCATCGAGCTTGGCTTGGTCTGAAAAACTTGGTTTTGCTCCTCCTTTATACATATTCATTGCGGCAGTTTCAGTGAGATGTTTAGCCACAAATCCCTTCGCAGTCGGGTATAGATCAGGAGTCCATTCGACCGGGAAAATTTGATTGATAAAGTTCTCATATCCCGCGCTTTGTTCCGGGTCATCCATTGAATCTTTAATCCTTAGCAAATCTCCCCGGTAAGCCTCATAAGCCGCTTGTTGACTTTCTTTTGGTTCCTTATCTTCCACTGCTTTCAAGAGAGCAAGACCGGATGGCGTAGTGCTTTCAAATAGTTTCCTTTTTTCATTCCGAGCTTGCCGGTCAAGCAATTCATTGTTCTTTCGGGTTATTGTCGCTTGTTGCTGGACCTTGAAAGCCTCGTCCGCATATCTAGCTTGAATAAGTCCGTCTTGGATCGCCTCCACATTTTGTTTCAATTGCCCCGTTTTCTGATCTATGGTTGTATGTTTTATAACTAGATCATCGTACAATTTCTGCACTTCTGAAGCACGTTCCGCTTGTTTGAGGTTTAAACCTTGGATTTTAATAGCCTGCGTGCGCTGCTCTGTTTCCAATGGCAATAGTTGTTCCTGCCTTTGTTCTCTCCGCGCTTCTCTGGCCCGCTGCATGGCTTGATCTTCTATCGCCAGTTGTTCCATTCTCTGTCTCCGCTGCTCTTGTGGGATAGCGGTTGCCATAGCAGCAAACTGTTTCATCACATTTTGCCAAACCTGTGAACCTTCCTGTATTCCAGCCGCCCGCATCCGCGCAATCGCCATCTGAATATCACCGAGATTTGATGCGGTTCGCATGGAAATATCGCCTACCTGCGATGTTAGGTTCGCGCCCGCCGAACGCATACCTGAACTGCCTGGAAATGCGAATGGCATGATTATTGCCCCCCTCCAACACCAGCAATAGTCTCAAGCAAATCACGTCTTTTTCCCTGCTGCGATTCAAACAGGGCCCACCGTTTAAAGTATTCGTCAAATGCTCGATTGTAGGCATCCTGGGCCTGCTGATAGTCTAGCCCCTGCTCACCCTTTGCCCGAATATAGGCATCCTTGGTTTGGCCGGTGTTGCGCTCAAACTCCTGTGTAGCCCTAGTATAAGCCTTATCCGTCTGGGCTTCGGACAGCCCGAATTCACTGCGCATCCTAGTATAATTTTCCTGCTCCGCAGCCCTATCTAACTCAAACTCTCCGCGTGCCCGTCCATAAGCATTAGCATATTCTTGGGCCGCAGTTCCTTGAGAAAATCTCGTAAGGTCTTTGAAGGTTCTACCGCTCGATAACATCCCTCTCGCTGCCGCTGATCGCTCGATGGCCTTTTCCCCTTCACTTAAACGAAATCGGTAGCCAGGGTCTTTTAAAAGGTCAGCCTCGTCAAACTCAAATTTTTCATTCGGTCTCTGGAAACCTCCTTCTGTCGGATCATAAGCAAACTGCTCATTGAACGGTTTGTAACCCGCAGCGGCGGGGTCAAAGGCGAATCGTTCGTTGAATGGCTGATAGCCTTGTGTCTTGGGATCAAAAGTGAATCCTCCCGGAAATGGCCGATAGCCTGGTGTTCCTGGGCCATAGGAAAACGGCGGCTCTGAAAATGGCTCTGTCAACTCACCAAGATCAAGTGGTCCCGATGTCATTTTTCCAGTTGCCGGATCAAAAATTTTATTTTCCTTGTCATTGATGAACTTACCATCTTTGGTCCAATGTCCAGTTGCCCCGGTTCCTGGATGCGTCCAATTACCTTGAGCGTCTTTTACCCAGCCATATCCCTGAATGCGCTCTGCTCCACCTGCCGGGGGCGCGTACCGCTGATTTACTGGAATTTCGGGAGGCCGCTCTTGCTCTGGATGCGCCTTATACCAAGCATCCTCGGACTCTTTTTTGATTCTTGCCTGTTCCTCCGGGGTCTGTAGAGCAAAGAATTCAGCATCAAGTTCTTCTTGTGTTTTAGGTGGTGGTTCCGCTCCACCATCTCCACCATCTCCACCATCAAGGTCCAGCTTATTGAATTTGTTAGTTTGCGATGCTCCTGGCAGTCTGAATCCCCCAGGCGCAGGCGCACCCCCACCTGGCAGTGTCGCAGAGACACGACCAATGCCCGTTGCTCCTCTTAATGCTGCTGCTATGGGGTCAAACCTGAATCCCCCAGGCTGTGCAACGGGCTGTGCAACATCAGTCAATGCCTCCGTTGCTGGATTCCATGACTTTCCCGCTGTTTCGTTGATAAACTGTCCTTCGGGAGTCCAGCGTCCCGTCGCTTTAGTTTCAGGATGCGTCCATTGACCAGTCTTTGCATCCTGCACCCAGCCCCATCCCTGAATACGTGCTGGTGCTGTGCCTGAATAATCCTTCAATCCCTTTCCTGGAGGAAGAATTGCAGTTCCACCACCAGGTATTGAAACCTTTGCTCCTGGTACTCCAAGGGCACTATAGTTACCAGACGGACCAGCATATTGAGCTTTCGCAAATTCAGGTGAATCTGTGGCAACCAACGTCCCCCCATACGATACATATCCTTGCGGAATTTGCGAAGATGCAGTTCCGGTAAATCCTGGCATTATTTTGTTTGTAGGAAGCTGATATACCTCCTTCCCGCCAAAATAGCTTTTTGGTACTCCGGGAGGGGCTGTTCCATAAACATAACCAGGAGCCAGACCTTCAACTGGTCCGCCTTCTTGACGAGGTATCGGCTTGGACATTCCAGCCTCGCTAATGGCAATCGCAATGGCTTGTGCCCTGGACGTTACTTTACGCCCAGAACTTGACCGCAGGTTCCCGCTCTTGAATTCACTCATAACCTTATGAATTTTGGATTGCCCACGAACCGGCCCGCCTCTTGCTCTCGGAACCAAACCTGGCATCTGGAATCCGCCTCTGGAATATTCCCCATCCGTCATTCTGTCCATCGGAATAATATTCCCATCTTCCGGGGGAATAAAAATCTGCGGACCATTCTCTCCCACTATATCGTATGGAGGACCTGGGGGATTGGGATCGTAAAATTCAGGGGCTTCTTCTCCAACTAGATAGGTTTGCGACGGCATCGTGAATCCACCGCCGCGTCTGGCATAGACCGGCCCACCATACCGGCGTCCAGGTGGTCGCAGTTGCCGTTGTCCCCACAAGGCAAGCATCGGATCAACCCAAGAGCCGATTGTTTGCCGTGCTCCCGGCCCCGCCCGCCCAAAGTCATTTGTCAGTCCGTAAAACTGGTTTTTGAGAGTAGATACCTGGTTAATTGCATCTTGCCAGTCCTGGTCTGTAGCTGCACCAGAAGATTGCTTTGCGGATAAGGCTTCCTCGATCCGCCCGATTCGTTCTGTCAAGGCGTTTTGGTATGGAACAATCTGATTAGCTTCCCTACGGCCCCGGCCAAAAGCACTTGTAAGCAAGCCGATTTCCGCCCCACCCGCCGCTCCAACGGCAGCACCCAATGGCCCCCCAAATTGAAAACCTAAACTGCCACCAGCTAAGGCTCCCTTCCCCATAGTGGAAGCAACCCCACGTCCAGGTTTCAAAGTTGCGTCTGCCGATAACAACGAAGAACTTAAATCCCCAGGCCCACCACCCACCCCAGGAAATCCAGTCTGCCCCGGCCTGCGAAACGGCCCAAGCTCAACCGGCTTATCAGGTACGTCAAACGTGCTTTCGGGAACATCAATTCCAGCCCCCCGCGTCAGTTGTTTAAGTGCTTCAACCCCTGTCCTATAACGCGGATATTCTAATGCAATATCTCGATTGTAAATCTGCCGAAGAAGCTCAAGCCGCTCCTCTGCCGTCATCGCTTGCAATTCAGCAGCATAATTCGCTCCCTCTACTCCTAATTCCGTAGCTTTCCCGGCAGCGCGGGAACCCATCACGCCACTGGCAAGAGTCGTGCCACCACTAATGATGTAAGGAAGAAGAGTTCTCCAATCTAAACCACCCGCCACTATCGGTGGTGGTACTTGTCCAATTGTAATATCTGGTATTGGCATAAGTTCTCCTAATTCGTTTTACTTCACCAGCGGCGTCAAGGCAGTCAGCCCCCCACTGTTTACATTCGCTATAGCCAAAGTCCCCGTTGCATTACCCGTAGAACCGCCAGCAACGTCTTCGCCATCCGCGCCGGAAACCGATGGATAGCCTGCTCCACCCCCAGTGTTATCAAACCGCTCCGTAAAAGTTGCTGGGTCGGTGGCTGCTTGAGCAGAGGAAGCTACCGGACCAGCGCTGTGCATTGAAAATACGGTAAGGCAACCAGGAATACTCGGAGTGATGGCGGCAGCCGTGCAGGTCGCAGACGACGCATTATGCTGAAGGCTGCTGGTATTGATGGGACTTCCCGTAGCCACGCAATCTCGATAGACTGCTACGTTGGCTACGATTTGACCGCCTGCGGTGTGGGTAATTACAAAAGCGGCTTCTGCACCCGTACAGCGTTTCCAGGCCAGTGTCGAGCGCAGCCCCGCCGTGTTGTTGCCTTCCTGATAGATCGTCCAACCTGCCGGAAACGATAAAGCCACGTTGTCGGCGGTTGAAACCGCACAGATCATAATGTCATTGGTCTGTGTAGTTGGAGGGGTAACGGTCAAGTTCCCGCTGGCAGCGTTCACACTCGCCGATGCTCCAACGTAGGTAATCGTGATTCGCCCTCCAAACGTATCCAGAGCAAACGAGGGGGTGAGAAGGCGTCCGGAATTTTCCAAGAATACAGCGGTTGCCGGAAGCGGAAACGCTGACGTTTTCTCAAAACCCCCAAAAAGCCGGTTATAGTAGCCAGTTTCCGTGCATCCCATCCCTTGAAACACAGTGTTATTTACTGCCATGCTCATATAGTAGCGACCTGGATCAAGCGTCCGGTTTACTATATTGACAGCTTGAACAACCGAACTGCCCATTGCGGGCACTGAACCGGAAGAAACCAAACGGACTTTATTCAAGTCATAAATTCCAAAATCCATGTTCCCGGAATGCACAATGACGGGGACCAAAATACGTTTAACCGTTCGCTGCTCATAGACTGTAAACGGAACATGGAAAGCCAAATTAGCGACCGGCCAAGCAACGGCGGCATGATCCCCGCCTGGCGGAAGTTCGTCAAATGAATGGATGATGGTTTTTTGCTTCATTTCGGAAATTAGCCTAACTTCTTCACGCAACCGCGCATACCATGCTTGCCACGACGGGGATATGTGTGTTACAAGCGGATTCCCTTCACGATCAACCGTAACAGTCGAGTGTGGCGTGCGCAATGGGGCTGGCGCAAGCGGCATCAGCTAACTCCTTAATTTGACGTAAGCATCCGTCAAAACCCATTTCACAGAATCCTCCACCATCAATTCAACCACACCGTCTCTCTGGTTTCTCAATCGCCTCCAAATTGCCCGATTGCGGTAATACTGCGTTTCGATAGTCAGTGTGAAGGTGGCCCCAGTCCCCGTCCCGCCAGTAACCGATACCGGATTAGTCGGATTGACTGTGTAGGAGCCGGGGGTTTCCACCTCGACTGTGGCAATGACCCCTGCGGCTACCGTGAGAACTCGAATTGTTGTTGCCGTGCCGGTCCCGCCTACCACCGTCAAAAGGTCGCTTGCCGTATATACAGTCCCGCCACCAACAATGGCTGCTACGGTTGCCCCGCTGCCACGTCCACCGGCTGTCCCTACGTCCACTGTTTTGTAATCTTTGAATGTTTTGCCGCCATCATAGGACCACCGCACCTTCAACCGCTGCTGTGCAGCTAACCCAAATTCCCCGTCAATTTGAAGAGATTGCAAAGGAATCTTCTCCCCTTCACTGAAAATATGGGGAGATCGCCGGATGCGTCGGATGGTATTTCCGAAGTCGTCTAAGTTGTCCATTCGAAGCGTGTAGATTCGTCCATTTGCCCGGTCACCGATAAAGTGCTGTGCGGTTGCGGCATTTACCCCACCGGCAAAACAATGACATCGGCCACGCCACGCTTCTTCCGTCGAGCCATTCAGGTACATCCGCTCATGCCACATATTTTCCTTCGCATCATAAACCCAAGTAAGGTTATCGTCCGGGTAGGTCAATACATAGAATGAATGCCCGAATTGCTGGTAGCCAAAAGCTATCGGGGAAATTCCTGTAACCGTTTTCTGTTGCATGGATTGTTCTACAGCATAAGTGCTGATCCTTACAGGCTGATAACCTTCGGAACGGTAAACGATCTCTGCCCCGTTTTTCGCTCGACCCACCCAATACATCGCATTGTCCAACGCTACAATGGAGAATTGATAGGCAAGCCCGCTTTGAATTGTTTGTCCTTCTATCGGCTCAAACGGAAAGTCCTCATTGCCGGAATTAAACCACGGCTCAATGCTCTCTGTCCCAAATTGCCAAAGCTCCCCGTGATCCGCCTTAATCATTTTAGTACGATCAGGAGATGACTCCGCTTCCGCCACATCTAGGGCATCCCAAGTTCCTCCATCCAACAATGCCGAAATATAAAACTTCCCATTTGCATCCAGGGCAATGAAATACTGGTCAAGAAAATCTCCCCAAATCGGCTCGCCATTGCCCACGCTGGCCGTTACATTCGTCAGCACGTTTGTAGCAAGCATGAATGAAAAAGCGGCAAAATAACTTTCGGCTCCTTCGACGATAAATAGTTCTAATCCATTGGAACTAATGGAAACCGGGTTGCTTCCCGCAGTGGCGGCTTTGATCTCTCCCCGATCAGTCTGCCCGCCAGCCAAGGTAAATTCAATTAGGCGACTCGTGGTATCCGTCATGCGAACCGCTGCAAACAACCGCGATGTAAGCGGTTCGTAGAATTCTGCCTTGACCTTTGCCCCAAACAGCAACGTGAAAGTTGCTCCGGTCCCTGTGCCTCCGGTCACGGATACAGGGCTGGTGGGGAATACTGAATAGAACCCTCCCGTGGTAACGGTAATGGCGGTGATGACCCCTGCGGCTACAGTAGATACCGTCAAAGTAGCTGCCGTGCCGGTCCCGCCTACCACCGTCAAAACATCCCCCGCCGTGTAGATTGTGCCTCCTCCCACAATGGAAGCAATCATCAGGGTCAAATGATTTGCCAGTCCCGGCGTTCCAAAAAGCGAATAGTCGTTTTTCCCTTTTCCTGATTCGACACGCTCCGGGTAGAAATTTGCAGTGCGTTGAGTTTCAACACTGGTCGAATACGGAGTATAGGAAGGTCCAATTAGGCCGATTCGAGGCATGGTTATTTTCTGTCGTAATCAAGCGTCTTGATTTCGTAAGCCCTTAAAAACACAATCAGCGCAGTTCTGAATTTCTCGTGAGCCAGAAGTTCCGCAACCTTCCAATTTCCGGAGAGAGCATCTAACTCAAGCAGGTAATCGGCTGGTGTAGGACCAATTATCATAATATTTTGGTCCCATTCACGGTCATCCATCGCTTCCCAAGTGTAATGATAAAGGGATGGATTTACAGGGTCTCTTGTGGCATCTAGTTTTTTAACTGTTACCGCCACATCAAAATTCACAAAAGATGACGAAAGGGCGATAATTGATTTATCGGTTTTAAGCAGTTCCAGATCAGCCCTGACTTTTAGCTTTGAATGCTCATCTTCCAGGGCAACATCCCAAGGGGGCGGAGGTGGCGGCATTATTCTTCCTCTTCCTCTTCCTCGTCATCCCCATCGCCATAGAGGTCATCGAGCAAATCAGCTACTTTGTCCCAATTCTCAAAGACCTTCTTGCTGGTCTCGTAACTCGCACATACCGGCCCATCACCGTCATTTTCATGCTTCGTTTGATACTCGCACTCGACAATGAATCCACCATTATCGGATTCCTGGATCGTAACGCGCTTCAATTCTTTTTCGCCGCCCTTTCCGGAATGCTTTGATCCGCGCTCATAGGCTTCTCTCATTGAGTTCATTTGGTTCTCCTTTGCTCCTACCGTTAATCCCAACCGCTGAGAATATCTCCGCGACCTCTACGCCTGCCGCCAATTCCAACCGCTGTATTGCGCAGGACGGGTACTTGTACGTTCAAAATCTTGATTCTAGCAAGTGATTCTTGTGCAATTTTCTCCGCTATAGCCGTCAATTGCCCAAATCCTCCGGCTACAAGTCTCCTTGCCAGATTGTAGTCAAATGCTTCCTCATAACCATCCGGCAGAGCTATTGTGGTTCCAACGGTTGCGATAGCGGAGAGCGGCGGAGTCCAACGATAGAGCACAAGCGTATTGGCTGCATTGGGGACCGGGGCAAGGTAGATTTTCCCCAATGGAAATGCTGCATCGTAATACAACATGGTGGGGATACCGGACTCGGTTACTTTGTCTAGCACCCGCGCATATTCTCCCGAGGAAAATACAACGACGATTGGGTATTCCGCATCTTGCCCAGAAACGATCAATCCGGCGTTTTCAATTTTTACTGGGCGGTCTGTGTCAAAATTCCCGCCACTTCCAATTGTGTGTGGATTTGTACTGGCAATCAGGGTGTGGGTAGTGCGCTTAATCGAGTAGATCATCAACCTCTCAGCACCCCAGGAATTAAGCATCTGATTGCCGATAGCTAGGCCGTCAGTCTGCTCTTCCGTGGTCGGGGTTTCCCCCGATTCTAATGCTCCAGTAATTCTCAGGGCCGCTTTAAGGCGATCTAGGAAGGTAGCCAAGTTAGATCACCTTGCGAGGTCGCCCAGGTCCACGGCGCGGTTCTTCCTCTTCGTTCGTATCTTCCGCCTCTGGTTTTGGCTCTGACAATTGCGAAGGATGTTCACCCCAGCCTTCCAGTTTGGCAGCTTCATGCTCCTGCTCGTTTTCCACTAGCAGATTTTCCAGGGTTCCTCCTGTTTTGCGATACAGGAAATTTGGATAGGTTTGATATTTTTCTAACATCCCGATTCCTTTCTATTTAGGCGCTGCCGATTTCGGCTCGCACATCCTGCGGTCCAGATCGTATTTGCAACCAAAAACATTGTCTAAAGTTTTCTGTAAATCAACCCTAGATTTCTCCCACAGGGAAATATCTGACTGGAAAGCCTTTTGCTCGGCTCGCAGCCAATCAGCCCTAATCTCCAGGCTCTTTCGTTGTTCTAACAACAAGTCCAGTTGCAGGTTTGCTATTTTGGTCAGATCAGCCAGAACTGCACTGGCCCCGGCTAACTCTTTCTTTGGTTCTGCTTCTTGAGCTAAAGCAAGCTGGCCGCACAGCAAAAGTAGCGCGGCCAGCCCGTAAAACAGTTGCTTCATGCTGGTTTACCTTTTACGGAGCATCCGAATAAACAAGCAGGTAGCCAGCATCAAAGGTTCCATTGTTGTCCGGGTCCCATAGAATCTTAAGTGCCCCGGATTCAGTGTCACCACTGCCGGTGTCGGAGGTCCAGGCCACGTTAGAAGCGCCGGTCAGTTTAAACAAAGCATCCCAATCCTGCGAGTTGGTCTGAGCCTCTGCCTTTTCAACCTTGAACGGAACCATGTGCCCGGTTACGGTTGTGGCCGAAAAAGCGGCCCTGAATCGCAACCCAACAACGTCTCCGCTTACCGTATTCGTGGCAGCATCATCAGTAACAAGCTCGATTTGCTGCCCGCGCACATTACCGGAAATGGTCCTGGCCGTGGTTCCACGAAGGTAAGTGTCAACGTGAAGTCCGATGATGTTTGCAGTGGTGAAAGTGTTATTGATTCGAGGAGTAATTTCACCGCCGATAATCGAGCCGGTAGTTGTAGCGTTTTGGGCCGGGGCAACGTGGAATCCAATAGAACTTCCACTCGTTTGTGTGAAGTTCCGGCTATTGAGTTCAACCTGGCGGCCATCGGAAGTTGTTTTGAGGTCTAAATCGAGGTCGAGCTTCGCTTCCAAACCTCCGACGTTTAATTCCTGCGCCCACTCCGAATTCGTACAGCGGAAAATGTCTCCGGAAGCCGGATCAATTCTCGGTAGTACTAATTCATTTGCAGAGGTACAGGAACCAAACGGAATGCCGGTCCCGGATGGGTCAAGGCCAAAATAGTTTCCGAGATCAACATAAATGACTTCCCCGGAGGTATGGCCGCTGATGTTGCTCCGGCGATTGACGGTCAGCCTAGTGCCGCTGATTGCAGATACAGTGCCGGATTCTTTATCAACAAGATACGTCATGCCCACCGTAATACCTGTCGCACTGGCTACTGTGAGAGTAGTATCCGTTAGGCTTACCGCAGCAGAAAGCGTGGTAGAGCGCATGGTTGCTTGACTCCAAGCAATCGGCGCAGAAATGACGGCCAAGCAGACCGCCAACCAAATGTTCTTCAAAAAGTTTTTCATAGTCGTAGTTTCTCCTATTGGGGAGCGGCGTCCGCTCCCCTTGAATTTTGGTTATGGCCTTTCAGCCGTTTTAGGCTCCGAGTACCTGGCAAATCCACTCTGGATGTCTCACCAACGCTCCGAAAAGCACGTCAATGCGCGTGGTGATTAAGTCATCCTTAATGGTCGGATCGCGCCAGATTCGCATTGCCACGCCTGTTTTGGGGTCTTGCCGCATAGCTCCGTAATCCGGGTTCTTCGGAAGATACTTTGGAGCCATCGCCCAAACCATCGCATCTGGGTGCAAAGCAAGATTGCACGCTGAAACCTTTGCTGCATAGGAACTGGCGTGTCCGTAAACCTGAACTGTTGCATTGTTAGCAACCGAATGGTTCACGTTCTTGTAAGCTCCCGCAGCAATGATTGGAGGATCAATCGGGATGGTCGCAGTCCCGGTGCCGCTCGAATCAACATCTGCCGTAACCGTAAATACTTGCAGGAACGACAGCGTTTCTCCATTCGCCGGATTAACTCCGCGAACTCCGCCATCCGAATCAGTCAACGCTCCAAGCGTGATCTTGTCACCCTTCTTGAGCAACCCAGTGACAGAAACGGTCCAGGCATCCGTCAAAATGCTTGCCCCGGTCTGCGCTCCATCCACAAGCGGAGCTGCTCCGCCCAAAGTTCCAATGGTATGCCGATAGACGTTCTGGCTCATGTGCCAGTTCCATCCATTCGCCCTCATCATGTTTCCGTCCTCATACTGCCGGGCGATTTCTTTCTGCGAATTGAACAAACCCTGCGCCAGCGTTGTGGCTTCCACCTGCGTTTGCGGATCAATCACCATAATCAAGTCCCTGCCCGGAGGGGAGGAATAACTCTCGATTCTGGCTCTCGCATCCCCAAACGTGCGGAACGCCGCAACCGCAGTTGCGGGAGTCCCAACAAAGTTTGTGGCGGCCTGGGCTGCCAGCTTCATCAAATAAACATCTACCTTGTTGGCAAGTTTTTCGGCGGCTGGCTTGCCGTATTTCTCCATCCACTGATCCACTTCCAAGGTTTCCTCTATTGCATCCCATTCCCAAGAAACATTCGGGTCTTGATCCAGGCGCAAGAAACGGGTTTTTTCCTCGATGCTCTGCGGAGTCACTGTATTCCCGGAGCCTGAAACAAGTTGTACTTGGTCGGTGATTTCAATGGAGCGGCCAACTTTTGCACCGGTTTTACCAAAACGGCCGTCATATTCATGCTTAATCAGTCGTCCCAAGCCCAACTGATTTTTGAATTCCAGCAAGACTTTGTTGACAACAACTTCTGCTGTATTTTTGAAAATATTTGCCATGTCTTATCTCCTGTTTTCTCGCTCCCGCCTGGCTGTTTCCATCCTTTCCCATCTCGGAAAATCCCTCACAACTGCCGGGTCGTCAATATCTGAAATCATGGCAGGCGAGTTTCCACTTCCAAGCGGGACAATGGGTTCTGGTTTTGGGGAGCCGTTCGGTCGTGTTTTTGTTTCAGGAGTCTCTTTTACTTTCTTGGAGAATTGAGCGTCAATCTTGACCAGTTCGCGTATCCACTGAACTTGAGGAAGCACCGCAAGCCGCGCAAGTTCACCGGGCTTGGAAGAAACAAAATAGGCAGTCTCTCCGGGATTTTCCAGACCATAAGCAATATAATCCGCCATAGGTCTAGAAATGTGTTTTCCGGGACCGTGAAATACAACATCGTCAAAATCTTCATGTATTTCACAGGACTCATCTACAGACCTAGCCCATCCTTTTTCCAGTTTAGTCTGCGCTTCCATCACTTGCCGCTGTTGCTCTTCCCTAGTCTCCATCTCCAATTGTTGTCTGATGGATGCTTGAAAAGCAGTTATCCCGCTGCGGTGAATTTGTTCAGAATCAAATCGAGAAACAGCCCTGAGATAGGCAATGGTATCTCCGTTGAAATCAGCTTCTTGAGGTTCAACGGGTGCTGCTGGCTCTTTTTCTGGAATCGCGGCGGCAGGCTCCGCAGTTCTTTTCGCTGCCAATTTTTTCTGAAGAGCAGCAATCTCTTCTCTGGCCTCTTTAATCTCGCGTTTTCTCTGCTTTTCAAGTTTTCGAAACCATGCAGGCGCATGATCTCCCTGTGGCTCTTTTCCTGACTCCTTAGATTTAGCCGCTTCCGGTTCGGCGTTAGCTTCAACCTTCTCTGGCGGTTCGCCAGTAGGTTCGGAAGCAATCTCTTCTGGTTTCTCTGTGGGAATTGCCGCAGGCGCGGCCTCTTCCACAGGCGTTACTGATTCATACGAATTTTCTCCGGCATTTTCCGCAGTTTCCCATGCTTGAAAATCTGTGGAGTCCGGGATGGTTGCGACCGAAGCCGCTTTCTTTTCTGCCATTGGCTTTTCCTCCAAGTAGGATTTTCCGGGCCTATCTGCCGACCCGTGGGCAAAATAAAAGGCCGAAGAATGAACTCCGACCTCTTTGTCCCTCAAAACTATAAGGGCGTTTCGTGTTATGAAAATCTACGGAACCGCTACAGGCTCTCTTTCTTCTGCGGGCTGATTATCTTCGCGCAACCGATCAATATTTGCCTGAAGCGCAGCCTCTTCCCGATCCAATTGGGACATCGCCTCGCTGCTTTTCAGTTTCGATAACTCCGCAGCAGCCTCAACACGGATTTCAAACTTTTTGACTTCCGCGTTGATAGCAGCAATTCGTTCCTGGGATTCATCGTGCGTCCGCTCGATATTTTCCCTGGACTGCAACTCAGCGGTATTGGCTATCTCGCGGTCTTTTGCTTTTTGTAATTCCTGGGCCATCAGTTGAAGCTGTTGATCCATTGCCTGCATCTGCTGCTGGACTTCTGGAGGAATAGCTTGGCCTTCTTTCAGCGGCCCAAGAAGTTTTTCAATTTTTTCCGCTATTTCCTTCCCACCGGGAATGTCAACATTTTTGAGCAAGCCCATTACCAATACCTGCATGGCCGGGGGCGGCATGGTTGCTCCCCACGTTTTGATGATCTCACTCAGTTTCGCCACACTCTCTTGCCGCTGTGTAGCATAGTTTTGCTCGACTGAAATTGTTACATCGTAGCGACCTGCCGTGATGTTGTAACGAGGTATTGTTTCCTGTGCCGCTGCTTCTCTCTCTTCTCTCAGAAGGTTGTGATCCAGTATAATCGTCTGCTGCTTGTCGTCCTTCCCCATGATCTGCAACACGGTCTGGTCATCGTAAGTCTTGGGGATTAAATCTAAAATAATCCTCTCGGTATGCCAGATAGACCGTTCAGCATTAGATTGAAAATGAAATGTCGCTTGGTTCCCCTGCGCCTCTCGTGTCTGTATGGCAAGCCCTGATTTTTCTCCGCTTGGCTCTCCGAGCGACGATCCATACATTCCCTGTGTTGCCTTGAGGGTATATTGGAAGTGGCTAATCATGCTCAGAATAGCCATAATTGCCGGTTCGTAGGTATTTCTTTGCGGTGGCGGAGCGAGTTGGTCGCCAATCGAAACTGGACGGTACGGCAGAGCAACAAAATTTCTTTTGTTGGCAAGCGCCCAGAGTTCTCCAAATTGTTCGATTTGACCGGCAGCATAAATATAAGGGGCCTTTGGGACCAAGCCGATAGCTCCCACGGCGGCAGAAAACATGTAGTCCAAGCCGCGTTGCGCATCCTTCGCATTTCGAATCATCCCATAGCGAATCAATTTCCCGTCAAGATTGTATTCAGAACCGTAAATGGGGATGACTGGAATATATTTTCCGGGCCAGTCCGTGCGCTCCAAAATCTCCTTGCCGTTCGTTTTGATCCAATGAAGAGTGCGGGTGTCTATCATTCGTTCCTTCACCACTGTTGCCCGCACACCATCTTCTCCAGGGGGCAATCCTGCAAAGCCATATTTCTTTACATTGCCGTCCAGGACGCTTTGCAGCACCACGTCTCCATTGGACAGAAGCACCGCTTTTTCGTCTTTGTGTTTCGCGTAGAAATATTCCGCAACTCTGGCACTTTCCCCATTCAACCATCCAATAGGAAGAGTTGTGCCGACAGAGGCCCAGTCCGACAGATTGGCCAGTTCGGTATTTTTATATTTCCTGCGATAAACTTTTTCCGGCACGTCTATTGCGATTGTGCATCGCTCCCAATCAGAACCATCCGGTTCTTCCCCTGTCGAATCGCCCAAAACAGTAAACGGGTTTTTGACTGTTTTTATTTCGATGTGTTGCGCCTTGAATTCCTGCTCAGTTTTGGGATTGTCGTAAGTATATTTGGTTATAACACGCCAGAAACCGAATCCTCCCTTAACAGCAAAATCAAATCCAGTTTCATACGCCACAGAAGCATGGCTTGTTTGCTTGATCGAATTGCTGATCCCTTGGAGCACTTCGGCGGTTGCGGGGTCTGCGTCGTTGTCTACAGGATGGATATGACCGTCCAGGCGCATCTGCCTGAATTCATTGACTACTTGTTTTGGAAATTGCGAAAGATGATCGAGCGTCAAGGTTGGCTCATCATCTTTTTCTCGTTGTGTTTGTTGCTCTTCCGTCCAATGAGTGCTGTATCCGTTTTCGTCAAACGCCGCTTCAAACTTCAAGTCATCAAGAGATAAAGTTCTAGTGGCAGATTCAGCCTCCGCATCCATTTTGTAGTTCTCCAGCATCTCTTCGAGAAGCAATTCGTCTTGTTTGGAAGGTTCCGCCATTCTATCCGTTCATCCAGCTTGTGCTGGAATGTCTCCTGGAATTATTTCCCCCCAGAAGCATGTCGTAAAAAGAGGAATGGTTCGGCTGTTCTCGCGTTTTCATCAGTTCAATCCCGCTCATCACGAAATAGCGCACCAAGTCCATAAAATGATCGTGCTTCTTTACGATCCTCCCGGCTTCGTTTTCATTTGCTTCGCGGCGGTAAATTCTTATTTCGTCCCAAAACGGTTGAACGCTGGCAAAAACTTTCAGCATTCCGCCGACAAACAATTTCCAAACTTCTACAATTCCAGTGGTTACGGAATTGTCAGCTTTAGTTAAATTCAATCCATAGCCACCTTCGGAAACCGGCTTGGTATAGAGCGAAAATAATTGCTTGCCGTCAATCTGGGAGCGCCCATCTGAGCGCGGATCAATTACCCCTGGTATCCATGGACCCCTCGCTTTAATCGCCTCCGCATGAACAGCGGGAAGTTCTCCCCCCTGGTAGTGATAATCGTGACAGTAGATGATCTTTGTTTCCGGGTTCTGCGCAAACCACCCAACCGCCGTGCGGTTCCAGCCAACGTCCATTGCAAATCCGCGTGGAAAAATGTCTTTGATCGGAAAATCGGGAACCTTGATCTCATCTTCCGGTATCGGATAAATCAAACCGCTGCCGAGTACCGGAATCCCCTTAGTCCGCGCATCCCGTAAATACGGCGGGATGCCAGCATAAAGCGAATCCTTGACCTCCTGGGTCAAATGAGGCGCTGAATCCTCCCATGTTCCGGTGATGATTTTGACTGACATTTACCAGCTACCAGCCCAGTTCGTTCGAGTTCACTGCTCTTCGTTTGAGTTCCATAATCAGAGGCGTTAGCCCAGACATCGGCGTATAGGTTAAAAAAATGATCCCATTCCGCTTGTCCCCCTGCGGCCCTTCCGTATTGGCAACTCTCATCTGGCATTCCGAATAAATTTCCAGGGGGCATCCTTCGTCAAGCCAAATTCCACCTGTAATTTTGACGGAGGAAAATTCCGCCCAACCCTGTTCATAGCTTTTGAACTGGCAGCTTGAAATTCCTCCGGTTACATGACGCACCCGGAAGGATTCATACCCAAATTTGATGTGAGGATTTTTATCAGGTTCCCCAACTATCAAGTGCGCCGGGATAGCGCCGGTTCCAAGCAAGTCCAGCCGGTCGGGCTGGCCGAGCAATTCAAGCTGGTTTACATCTCGAACCTTTTTCCAACTTTCGTTGACAGCCCACCAATTTGTTGCTGTTTTGAATCTGCGCCCCTTCCACCAATGGGGATACAGGCCGGTCATGTGATAGGCTACTTCATCTGCCGCCGCTCTGGATTTTCCCATGCGGTTCGCCATAATAGCTGCGCGTTCATCATGTTCCGCCCCGGAATCAAAAAAATCCATAATTCTCGGATAAAGCTCCCGGCGCAATGGCCCTTCGTCTGGAAAATCGTAAAGAATCCTGTTTTTGGCTCGATGGTTGGCTTCCGCAATTTCTCGTTCCTCTGGCGGCAAACTGACCAACTGGCGGTCTAATTGTTGTCTCACGCGGTCCCGAAGTTTCCGGAGAGCTTCAGTCTTGCGATCCATAGTGGATGTGCTCATTGCCTCACCAAGCTCATCTGCGCAATGCCTGTTTTAACACCAAACCGATTGATTCCAGTAATCTTACGCCAAATAAATGCTTGCTTGAGCATCAGGCAGGGATAGCCGTCTTGGTGGCCGTAATAGTCAGCCACACCATCGGAAAGAAGTTTTTCGGCTTCTGACGCCCTTACGAGGCGTTCTTTGCCGTTCCGTTGGATTACTTTGATCCAGCGCGGTAGGGACATTTCTGGTATGAGATTGAATCCGCCCAGTTTATCGAGTGCGCGGGCCTCGTCCGTCAGAAAACCTCAAAAGTGTCTTTCAGGGAAGGTGTAACACTCAGGCGGGAAATTTGTCAAGGGGAAATTTTTCGGGGTCGTGTTAAGCGGGCACAAAAACTCGCAGCGGCTATGTATCCCCAATCAACCTCTGTATAATCCGAAGAAGAACCACGATTCCCGTCAAAATCATTACACAGGTCAATAGACTGATGGCCCTGCCCAGCTTTTCAAAAGCCTCTTGTAATTCTTCCAGGCGATTCATGATCCCACCAAATCAACTCTTTCAATGTAACTCCCGCTAAAAAGATCAAACGCTTTGATATGCCGAATGGGAACCCCTCCGATTTTAAAAAGCTCCGACGGCCAACAGTCCTTTACATGGGGAAGTTCCTTAAATTTAGTGATCCCGCGTAATTTTGCTTCAGCAAGTAGATGTTGGATGGCATCTTGAACAAAGTTCGGGGAAATCTCCGATGGCTCCCATGCAACAGAAAGTCTAATTTCTCTAAATGCTGGCGGGACAAAAATCTTCTTCTCTCCCGGAATCCAGAGCAGGCAGTCCAGGTCGAATCCAGGCAGCAGCGTGGCAGCAGAAGTCATCCCCCCGGCCAAGCCAATCAATTCAAGAAAGCGGCGGCGGTTCATGGCTTCTCCTCTGGCGGCAGTATTCGCGGGCCGATCTCTGCGATTTGGGAATGCCCGGCTGGTTCTTTCCTCCCAATGATTAGCCAAAACATTTCAGGCTCATCACTTGCGGTCTTGCCATACGGCTGCTGTTTAGGAACTTCCGCAATACTCCAATCAGAAACCCCTCGGAATATTGGATTAGTCTTCCACTTCACCCAATAGACCCCAGGCTCCGGGTAGGGCAACGCCTTGTTCGCCCAAACTTTGGCAAGAATCATTTTATCAATTTCATCGGCAAGGCACTGCGCCTTTTTATTAAGAATTTCTAACGGTTCAGGCCAGCCATCCCAGCCATCGTTTTCAGGCATACGCCAATCTTTCCGCCTCCGTCCGTTGCGCGTTCGTTACCGCAGCATAGACCATTGTGTTCTGAATGTTTCGATGCCCAAGCCAGTCCTGCACCGCCGTGATCGCTACGCCCTTGTCGAGCAGACGCGTCGCAATGGAGTGCTTTAAAATGTGAGGGTGGCACTTCTCCAATGGCAAGCCCGCCAGCTTTCCATACTTTTGCACAAGCACGTGGACCATCCCGCGCTTTATCCCAGACTGTCCTTCCCGCGAAGGAAACAACGGCCCAGATTCAAACCCGCGCACTTTAAGCCAAGACTTGAGAGCCTTTACTTCATCGGGAGACAGGTGATATTCCCCGCCCAAGCTTCCTTTCAGCCGCCTCACCCGCAACCGGCAAGCCTTCATATCCAGGTCCGCCAGTATGAGCAAGCCAAGCTCTGAGGCCCGCAGCCCGCGCCAATAGGCTACTGTCAGCATCGCCCGGTCCCGTGGAGAATCCACTACGCCAATGAATTCCTTCCACTCACGGTCTGTTAAGTATTCCATCAATTTCCTCCTTTCGCGCCGGGAATCTCCCTACCGATGTTTGGAGTTGATAAAAGACCATCTCCCAAAATTTTCCTCTTTTCTCTTTTGGCAACTTATCAGCCTGTTCTTTAACAGCGGCATGAAGTTTTTTTGCAAATTCTTCTGACGATGTAAATTTATTCTTGCCCATTTTTTGTTGCCTTCGCCACAGCTACCACATCAACCCCAGCTTCCAGAGTGCCCGGATCAATCCCGGCAAGGCGGTCTTGTGGAATCATGGTGAACCAATCCTTCCCCGTTCAATATTTTCCAGCACCCTGATCCGAGTTTTCAGAGACTCAACATCACATTCCGAGTTGAGAGAACGAATCTCAGTCTCTATAAATTTCCGCTGCAATTCCGTGATTGCGTTCGTGTGCAGTGGAATATTGTCAAGTCTCTTCTCGTAGCCCATGGGTTGCTCCTTGCCTGAATCTCCGGCTCGGATGCTATATCTTGATGTCCCTCGTTTCTTGTATTCCAGAGAGAAAGCAAAATCATCCCTCCTAATTAAGTCTGAAACAGGGGAAGCGCCTCTCTTCTTGTATTCCAATAGGGAAATTTCCGATAATTCATCGCCTTTCCTTATTGGAATAATGGCAACCTTTTCTAACACCATATCAGCTTCGTCTATACAAGGTTTTTGCTCAATCATCGGATGCACCGTCAGGGTTTCCAGGTCCAGGATGCGGAAATCTTCAGTCCCAGATAGATGCTGTCCAAACAGAACCCTCGCTTGATCCAATGTTGGAAACTCCTGTGTGACGCCGCCTTTTATGACTCCCCACCCAAAGTCATGCTTAAACTGAATCTGGAACATTTATCCCTCCGTTTTCCACTTCTTTTCCTTTAAAATAGAAAGAAGCTCTTCTGCGGCTTGTCTGGACGACATAAGCTTCTTCACTATACGCACCCTGGACTCATCAATGAGCGGAACTGGACTACGATCACCGCTCTCTTGGGCTAATCTAAGCCTGCGAACATAATCCTCTTCCAAGCTTCTGTAATCTTCCATTCAGATACCTCCCTACATCTCTACTGCTATGAATGCCTTGCGCAACCATGCAAGGGCATCATCCACCTTGTCGCGCTCGAATTCTTTCTTGTTCCACCTGGCCATTACACTGTCATACCATTCCGCAACAAGCGAGTCTCCTGTTCTCTCAAGTCTAATTTCCATGCAAGGGAAATATCCCATCAAAGTTCCTCCTCTTTCTGAAATTCAATCTTCCGCTTTATTTAGCCAGAATATCTTCCTGTATAAGAAGCAACCGCTTCAGGTCTAGGGCGATCTCGCAAAGCAACCGCTCCTTGCCTGGAAGAGAACTTTCCCCAAACATTTCGTCCAACTTCTGCCGATATTTCTCCAACTCCTCAATCGTCATGGCTTCTTCTCTTTCTTCACCGCCCGCTTTTGCCACACTACGTTGGAGGGGAATGGACAGGGTTTCCCCTCTGCATAATCTTTCAATCCATCAAGAATCCCAGCGCGCACTTCTTGGAATGGAAGTCTATCACTAATGTATATTTCTATTTCATTCTTTTTCTTCCGAGCTTTCCGCGCCTTCTCCAAGTTCTCCACCTGCGCCCGCTGCTTCTTCGGCGTCTGCATTGAGCCAGTCCGCGTCAAATGCTCACATAGGGTCGGCCCCGTAGTGTAAGGATCACACCCCAATAACGAAACTTTGACAACTTCGCCTTCCTTCCCAATTTCGTTAATTGTTATTTTTACCGGTTCTGGCTTGGGCCGCCTATTGAACTGCTTTGTCATACCCCCCCCCTGCTACCCAGTCCGATTCAACTTTACCCGGATTCCGCAGATATTCTTGTAATAAACATTTATATTCCAGGAAATTTTCCCTTGACATCGGCTTGAATTGTCCCTCTTCAACAGTGATGTTTTCCTGTTTGTGTAGTTCAGCCATCCGCCTCAAAAGAAAAATTTCCCGGAATACATAATAAAAATCATGCTCTGGCGTCAAATGGTATTTTTTTGCGTTCTGTTCCCATTCTTTCTGCGCCGATAATCTTCTCTCCCCCATGATTCACACTTATCCCTTCGCAGCCCGCATCGTTGGCATAGGGTAAAAAACATTGCGCTCTATCTCCTTTTTTCTCCCCCATTTTTCTTCTTTGCCTCCCGCGCCTTCACTGTGTCATCCAACGAGAAAAATTCGATGGCCTGCACTATCCGGTCCCGACTTGGAAAACCTGATGCCTCCGCCACTTCCCCCAATTCCTTAATCACCAGCCCGCGCAATGTTCCTCGCCGCTGCGCCGCCATAATATTCAAAGCAAATAAAAGCTCCTCCGGGAAATTGCGAATGTTTAATGATGCCATGTTTTTAGTGTAACAGAAGTTACGGGCGTGTCAAGAAAATAATGCAGTACCCCTAGTCCCGTTTTTCGGTAGGTCTGCAACCTGGTACTGCTGCACGGGGAATTGGCCGCTGTAGTGTAATCGGCAGCGCGGCTGAGATTTTGCAGGAAATCCAAGCGGAAGGCCCCGCTAACTGGCTGGTAAACGGTCTTGAAAACCGTGGCAGGGTTATACCTGGGGGTTCGATTCCTCAACCTTCCGCCAATACCCCCCCCTTAGCCGGAACTGCCACTCTTGAAATCCCAAAATCCCCCCAGGCTGATCTATCATAGACGGTGCGGGTCGCCCGTCCGCACGCCCCCCCCCCTGGTTTGGCTTCGCACCTATCTCCCAGAGTCAGCACCATGCCGTCCTGCTGGCCCGCGGCTGCGTTGCTGGGCCGTCGGAGGTGGTCTAGTACCCCTAAATACAACCTGGGGCAAGTGCGCGCCATTGCACAGTATAGCCATACTGTCTAACTCGATAGCCAACTGTTGTGTGTATTCAATAGGTTAGGTGGGTTGTAATTGCCCTGGAAATCACTGTAAAGTCTAACTGGCAAGGGTATCATCCGATGGCGGTATGAATTGCTCCTCGGTCTGCTCCGACTGCGCGCTTTTACTCCCCTCGGTAAGCTGCCTAGCCTCTATAGCACTGTCAATCTCGCTCAAGAGGCTATAAAGATCATCGGCGCTTGCATGGCGGAGGTCTTGAATACCTAGAATCTTGCGATCAACGAACATCCCTAGCTCTTTCCCGATAAGTTCCAAACCGCGATTTACTACGCTCCCATCGTACCTATACTCCCCCGTTCTATTGCCTTTAGAATCAATAATTTCTACGGATTGTAAAGCCCTTTCCACGTTGTCTCTCAGGTTTTGCAGCACCCAACACTTACTAAGTGCAACCCGCTCAATTGCGCTATTTGTCGTTCGTGATCGGATATTATTGATTCTGTCTTGTATAACTGGCCTATGCACCATCTGGCAACCCTGGGCACCAGCACGTAATGGGCTGTATCCTGCAAGGATTGCGGATTGACCTTGAGTCTCCCCGCGAGCTATAGCGTGGCAGAAGGCTTCCCATTTTTCATTGGGAAACGGTTTTAGGGGATCTAGCTTACGTATTTTGCGGGCCGGTTTAGGTTTAGGTTGCGGTTGCGGTTCCATAGACAGATATTACGCTAAGTTTACGGAAATTAGCAAGGGGGGAGAAGCAGGGACTCTAGGGGAACCGCTACGGCTATGCCTACGCTCGGGCCGCCTACGGCAGTGAGGAAAGCGACTTTATGGAGGCGGTTTTCATTTTTTCGTCAAAGAGCAAGGAACGGCGAGCAATGGCAGTGGTCAGCAGGGTAAAGTCGGCAAACCTGCCCGGACCTGTGCGCTGGCGCGCAGTATCGCGTTTTCGGATCGAGTGCTGCCCCGTCCTAACGTGCTGTTTGATGGTTTAGATTCCATCTGATATTCTCGCAGCGCCGATTAGGAAAGCCGTGAGGGGGCGCCGCACTGTCTGGGCGACCTGCATTACGCCCCTCAGATGTTTTCCTTCTTCGACATTCCTAGAATCAGCGAAGCAAAAGGCGATGTCAAGTCTTTTTTGTTAGGGAGCTATGGCGGAAACGAAATTCTCGCAGTGATAGCGGTCATTGGCAAGGGAATTCCCGTTGTTATTGCGGATATGCCAGCTTTGGAGTTGTCCGCAACTGGCACAAAGCGCCGGTGTCGAGGCTGGGGGTGGAGTCTTGCCAGGGGCCGAGTCCGTGGGATAAGGCAGTTGGGAGCGGGGCGGTTTTTGGGGGTCAGCCTGGGCTTTGAGGGAAAGATGGTCATACTGCTGGCGGAATTTTGCCATGCTCAGGATAACAGAAGCCCAGCCTTGCCAGTCGCTATGATTGCGCGGGGTCACGACGTCATGCTGGGCCCAGGCCATAAGTTCGGCTGAATCTTTTGGATCTCTGCCATCGCGCCTGAACATGAGATCGGCTTCTCGGGTCCAGGCGATTAGCTGGGAATCCGAGATCCGGGCGGCGGGGTTATTTTCGAGGATACCGGCTTTGAGTTGGAGTGCAAGGTTGCGGGCATCATCGGAAAAGAAGATGGTTTTGCGGGCGCGTCCGGTTATGAGTTTCCCGCGCTTTGGGTTTGGATTTATAGAAAACACCTCCGAACCGGCAGTTTGGTTCGGAGAAAAAGGCGGTACGTTTGTAAGCACGTGTTCGCATTCGCTTACGTCTGCGCTCGGAGCTTCGTCTACGTATACGAGGGAATCTGCTTGCGGCTGCAAACATTTGTTAGGGTCCGGGTACTTTGAAGCCTTTGCCCGCGTCTGTTGGTGTTTACCCCAACTAACGAAGAAACCATACAGTTGTCCGTTGCTAACATATGTTTGCACGTGTTTGCACGACTCTAATTCAGCGTACCACTTTGAAATATCCGTTAAATCATAGATTTTTACCCGCAAAGGAAAGCACTTAGCCAAAAGTAGGACCGGCTCAGCCTCAAAGCGGCCAAAATCGTCTGCAACCGTGATGAGCCGCCAGAACAGGCGCTCGGCTTCGGCGGAGATATGGTCAAGGGATTTACTGGTCTTGCAAGAGTCACGGATGATGCGGTTCGCCATTATTCCTCACCTCTGATTTTCTTCCAGCAGATTCCGCAAAAATATCTTACGGGGTCTCTGGGTTTCATTTGATAGGCCAGATTCCAAGCCTCTAAGATTTCTTCTTTAGGAAGCCTGTCAAGAAAGGTAGAAAGCGTGGATACCTTGAACTGTTCGGTTAATTGCCACTCTGGATAAAGAAGAGAATAGCGGCGAGCAATTTCGTTTATCTCCCGTCTTTTGCGGGCGAGAATTCTTTTGGTAAGTTTATTGTATTCAGAGACTTGCAATTAACGTTCCTTTTCTAGAACCACGGCTGGCGGAGTACGTCCGCAATAGCCGCAATGGAATGAATCTCTCTTGAAAACCTCAAAGCGAACGGTTTTGGAAATTGCCAATGTGAGCCTCCAGACAGGCGGGCCGGGCGGGGTAATTGGTCTGGCAATCGCCCCGCCCAGATCGCAGGGTTTCCCAGCACGGGGCCGGGTCTGTTTCAATCTATGGAATGCGGGGAACAAAAGCAACCATCTTGCCGTACATTAAAAAGATTTTACTTGCCCGGCGGCAGTTAATTATGTTAGGATAAATTCATGCTTAAACAAACTTCCTACACTAGAGGCATGATTCAAAGCGCGCTTGTTCTTCGTCTAGACGGTAAAACATACCGCCAAATTGGGACCGCTTTGGGCGTTTCCAGACAGCGAATACAGCAAATTTTGATGCCCCGGCCAGCGGTTTGGAATGCAGTCAAAAACAGAGCCAACGGGAGGTGTGAAAGGTGTGGATTGGCGGGGGAATCTCACCACGTTCACCATCGCGGGGCAGGTAAAGATCAAGCGGACACGTTTAACGACCTTGAAAATTTGCAATATCTGTGCGTTTTTTGCCATCGCCGTATTCATGCCGACGCAACTCGCAAGCCGCCTATCCCCCGCAAAGTCAGGATATTTTTACCATCGCGCGCGGAATGCAAAGAGAAAGGGATTTGCGCACATTGCCGCAAAGTCCCCGCAAAATCAGAAAGAGCTTCTTGCCAGGATTGTTTGAATAAAATCTCCGCGTGCGTAAAAAGTCTATATATCCCAAGGCTAAGACAGAAGCGACCATTCTGTAAAGCTGGACATTCCACTATTCCAGAGAACCGAAATGCTCAAGGTGTTTGTAAATTGTGTAAACAGATACGCAACCGTACTTACTATTTGAGAAATGCCGTGGCGGAGAAAGCGAAACGAAACGCTCGTCGTCTAAGGTCTAAACAAAAAACCACCGCCCCGCATTTTTTAGTGAAGCGTAACGATTTTTCCTGGTTGCACCATAACCGGGCAGTCGATTATTAACAAACGCCGACTATTCAATAGTTTACAGGCTCCGGCTTTTTCAGTTTTAACTGTTTAGAGACGTGCCTTTCGAGTGACTCCGCACAACTGGTAGTGGTTAGCTAGGAGTGTTACCCACCATATTTTGTGGCTTGACTATGCCCAATACCGTGATATTGTCTAAGCATGGAGGGAATGAACATGTACACGTCAAACGGCAACCAGGTTCTTTACGACAATATGGTGGTGGCAATCTGTGATGAGGCAGGCAAGGCAGCGGACTTAATCAATAAGTCTGACCGCCTCAACGATTCCAGGAAATACACCGCCTCCGCGCGGATGATGTACCAAGCGCAGCGATTACCAGGTTTCCACTGGACGGAACTAGCGTTTGCAAGCGAGTCTATCACGTACAACGAGGCGAATTCAAGCGTGAGCGGGGATAATTACTAACCATGCCAAAACCACTCAAGCTCGTCACACTAACCTGTAACCAGTGCGGACACGTTTGGACGCCCCGGACAGCGGATGTTCGGGTCTGCCCGAAGTGCCACAGGGTTACGTGGGACCGGGCGAAACAACCGATACTGAGGGAGGGAGTGAAATGACGATACGCGAAAAAGTGATCTGGCTAGATAAAAACCGGCCAGACTTGAGAAACGCGCAGATAGAGGCGGTGGAGATTGTAGACAAGGCCGCATATCAGATTCTATGTCCCTATATCAGGGACCCCGGACCGTTTTCTACATTCGATGAGCCACCCGAAGCGGAGCGGGGAGCTTTAGAAATACTCCGTCATGCCAAGAAGTATCTACATGAAACGCTTCTGGCGGCTGTCCCAAACGCCTGAGCCTTGAATCTAAATAGGCGGAATGGAAGCGACACGATAGGGAGAAGAAGGGAGACTGAAACATGGAAACGCCACACACGGAAATGGTGCAGAATGCCTCTGGGTGGGCACTCCGCATTAACGGGAAGGAATGGTTTAGCAATGAAAGCTATCAAGTTCTTTCCAATATCGAGCACGCTTTAAGGACTAGTGCGCAGGGAACCACAGAAGCCGACGAGGTCGCTGGAAATATCCTGCTAGTGTTAGCACGGAAACGGCCAGAATCGCTTTCCACACTTTAGCGGAAGTTTGAGCCTTGCGCTGGGCCCACTTGCTTGCGGAGCGGGCCGCGTGGAGGGCTTGCGATCCCGGTTTCCGTGCCCGCGTGACGGGCGGCGGGTTATTCCGGGGGAAAGCGACAGGATCAACTGGCGAGCTGTGGCGTCAGCCAGAATCCGGTGAGTACACTCAAGCTCCTCCCGCACGGCTAGGGTAGCCCCCGAAAAGCCGCAATCCCTAACGGCCTGCCGTGCGGTCCCTATAGGGAAATCGAGAAGGGAGTAGAAAAACCCATGCGTGAAATTACTCGTTACAGAATTGACCCGCCGAGATCTATCAGTCGGCACTCTCGCCGAGAATATGAATATCCAAACCGGAAGATCATCGCCACCATCGTGCTGGATCGCACTTGCGATGCTATCCCGCGATTCTTTACGGCGTATTTGGTGCAGCCCGGAGTTAATTTCCCACCCTGTATTCCGATAGGCGGGGAGAATAATTGGGGGGAGGGTTTCTCTTGGAAACGGGCGGAAGCATTACTGGCAAAGGCGGTGCAACGTGATGCCTGAAACCTACCGGAATATCCGCAACGGAAAGCGGACTGTGATCCATCGTAAACCGAAGCCCTTGCATGATTGGGTTGAGTACCCGGACTATGAGGGTATTTTCTCCGGCAGTTCCCAACTACTGACTACCGATTTAGAAAGGTGGATTAGAGAAGATGTAGAGCGGGGGATTTTGGAGACTGTGACGGGAAGTGAAAGCTACTCTAAATCTCCTCAAAGCTCTAACGGGGGAAAAGCCGACTGAAGAGCAAGTGGCACAGGCCACCACGCTATAGGAGCTAACTAACATGAGCAAAATGAAACATGCGTCGGGATATACAGTTCGGGGGGACATTGCCTATGGTGTCTATCACGCCATGCTTCGGCTCAAGCCAAAAACGGGGGAAGCCGACAAGCAAGCTCTGGCCGATTTCAAGGCGATGCTGCGGAGCCACACGAATCTGCTCACCGCTGCAAAGGCCGCACGGAAAGCAATGCGGGGCGATCCATCATTCCATGAAAAATGCGGAGAGGGGCTGCTATATTGCCCGTGCCCAAGTGGGCAGGCGTACCGCTCTTTAGAGACCGCCATCGCCCAAGCTGAGGGAAGGGTGAGAATATAGCTAAGGGGAAGTGATGGCAAAACATGAATGCCTATCAACCTGCGACCGCCCATCGTGCCCAGCGTGCGATGTGCTAGAGGCCCAGGCCGCAGCGGGCCGGGAGCTTGCGGAGGCTATAATGTCAGCAAAGTACAAAGGCCAATTCCCAAATTGCTGCCCTTGGCATGAAAAGAAATGGAAAGAGTTTGTTGGTCTAGCCAAAAAGGTTCGAGGGAAAAGGAGTAGGGGAAATGAAATTTGATTTTGCTGGGTTAGCTAAACAGATTCGTGATGCCTGCCGTGAAGAATGCCTACAAGGTCATTGCTTGTGTACCACTAGCGAAGAGCACGAGGAAAATTTGAAAAAAGGGTCTCAGGAAAGGAGAGCCGATGGACACGAAGCCGATCCGGGAACTGATTGAGGCGGCTAGAAAAGCCCACAGTGTAATTTCTGCCGCGAAGATAAGACATGCGGATTCCGACCCAGCGAACATTCGGGAATTGTTGGCGTCGAAGATCGTTGCCGCCGAGAGGGCCCTGGCCGAAGTGGAGAAGCCATATCGTGATCCCATATTTCACCTCGATCCGAGCACTCATATCATTACCGCCCTTCCGGTAGAGATCAGGGAGACCCAGCGGCTCGCGGATGAGTTGAGCCGGGTTGTACTAACAAAGATTTATGGCAAAGAGGACCAACGGATACTGGCCCTTGCCTACCGCAAAAAGCGGGGATTGGAGACAGTAGAACCATGCGAATCGTAACCAAACTTGAGGCGCAACAAAGTAGGGGGCACATCAACCCCTGTACCGTATTGGATACCGGAGACGTGATCCTCAGCGCCGAAGAATGGAAAATCATCCTTCGTTTTGCTATTGCCGTGTCTCGTTCTACACAAAAGGTCGGCACTTATATTAGAGAGGACGCCCGCTGCGTCGAGGCGATGGCCGGGAAGGGGGAAGAAAAAGAATGGAAAGTTTGGGGATAGAAAAGGAGCGGAAAATGAAAAGCATCCTATCTGACAAACAGGAAGTAGTCGGCGCGGGCGAGATCGTCGTTGTCGGCGCGGACGGAGTGGTCTGGCGCGTGGACGCAGGTGGAGTAGTACAGCACGTGGAGAACCGTCGCAAACTGAATGACGCACGCGCCATGATTGAGAACCAAGTTCAGTCTATGCGCGCCAGCAAAACCCCAGAGAAGGAAATCCGACTCTATCTGGCGGGCGTGCGACTTGGCGCATCGCTCATGGCAGGACAGAAGGCTAGTACCTTAGAAGGCAAGGCCCGGTAGTATTGGGCCGCAGGAAAATAAATCTTTGGGGGGATGTACGATTCCTCTTGACAAGGTTTGAAAAGGTTTGCACAATATTGCCATGAACCTAAGAACTTGCAAGGGTTGTCGAACTCAATTTGAACCAAGCAACAATAGGCAGCGATACTGCGATCTTTCATGTTTGCAGCGCGCCGCCCAAAGACGCAGACAACGCAAGGTAAAAGAGGGACTGCACTTATTGAAATTAAAACGAAAAGAGCAATCGAAATGAGCCATTGTGAAATCCCGCTCACTAAAGGGTATTACGCCATCGTGGACGCCTCCGATTATGAGAAAGTAAATGCCTTTAAGTGGTACGCTGCGGAGCGCCGGACAGGCACCGGACGATTGACTGTCTATGCTGGACGTGGACATGGATGTATTCTCATGCACAGATTTATTCTCGGTGATTCTGCCGCTGAGATTGACCATAAAAACGGAGACGGCTTGGACAATCGCCGCTCTAATATACGCCCAGCGTCTCGCACTCAAAATAACGCTAACATGAAAAAACGATTAGGCGCGGCCTCGCGCTTCAAGGGAGTGTCTTTCCATCCCGGAACTGGAAAGTGGCGGGCGGTAATTTGGAGTTCTGGGACTCGAAAACACTTAGGACTTTTTGTCCGTGAATGGGATGCTGCTGTTGCTTATAATCACGCAGCCCTGGAAACTTTTGGAGAATTTGCGAAGATAAATAAGCTGAAAATGGAGGTGTAGCTTGGCCGTAGACTTTACCGACAAAAGCGCGTACACGCGCACCAGCGAGTACGTCTATGATCCGGCTTGTCTTGCACTCAGCCCTGAATTGAATGGGCGACAGGACTTGCCGAATATTGATGGGCTTGTTGCCAGCATCGCCAAAATCGGCCAGCTTCAGCCGGTCGTGATTCGCAACAATGGCGGGGTTCCAACTCTCATTGTTGGGATCTCGCGCTGGCGGGCAATCCTCAAAATCAACAAGGAGAAATTGACGCCGCTGCCCCTGAAAATTCGTTGTGTCTATTTCCAGACCAACGAGAACGACGGGTTTTTAGCGGGCATCGCCGAAAACCACTTCCGCAACGCCACCACGCCGCTTGATGATGCGTACAACTGCGACCGGCTCCAAAAATGGGGGCAGACAATCGAGCAGATCGCAGAGACCTATAACGAAAGTGCAGCATGGGTGCGGGGCCGGTTGAAACTTGTTACCCTTGACCCGGAAGCGAAGGCTGCGGTGAAGGAAGGGCGGCTCAAGCCCACCGCCGCCGCCCACATCTCTAAACTCTCCGCTGAACAGCAGCGCGAAGCCGTCAAGGGTAAAGGGAAGGTCAAAGGAAAAGATGTCGCCAAGCCTGGGGGCCGCTCCCTCAAGCAACTGGTCAACGCCATGCTCAAGGGCATAGATGCTGAGGCGCTGACGAACAAAGAATTTGAGTATGTAGACGCACCCCGCAAAGCGGTTTTGGCCTTGGCGGAGGCAGTGAAATGACAGACCGACGACATGGACCGTGGGACCGAAGAGCTTTTATAACGCTTCCAAGCGGAGAACTTGATCCGTGCCACCGCCCGGAGCGCCGCCAGGAAAAGAACGCAAATCTGCGGGAAGAGTGGCTTGAACTTGTGGAGGCAACCAAAAAAGCCCATTGGGATAAAGGGTTGCAGGTTTACCTAGATAGCCTGGAATCCGGCATCCGGGCCGGTTTGAGGCATCGCAAATGAGTAAACAGAGAGCCAAACCCGGATGCGGTGTGCGTGCGGCCTACAAAGCACGGTGGTATCGCTTGAACAGGTCTAGGCTTGCGGCCCGCCAGCGCCGCTATCAGCAGGCGCATCGGGAGGAGCTTGCGGCCTACCAGCGCAAGCGCAGAGGTTTTAAACCGTGGCGCAAGGGGGGATGTGGAAGGGCACCAATCCAGCGGGAAAAGGAGTGCGGCAAATGAGCTTCTTTGGC